ACCGGCCAGTTCAACACATGGGAACTGAACGATATAAAGCTCATCATTCGCGAATATGTTGATACCACGCTTGCGCCGATCTTGCAGGCGGCGATAAATGCTGGCGTTGTAGAATTGCCCTTCGAATATTCATACAATGTGAGCATTGCCCCATGATCCAAATTTTTGGGAATAACGCCGGGTCAAAGCTGGCGGCCCCGATCACAAATAGTCAAACTACGCTGACCGTCACTGCTGGTGATGGCGCTAAATTCCCATCGCCAGCCGCAGGCCAATATTTTACGTTGACCGCTGTTGACCAAGGTTCCGGCCTCATCATCGAAATCATGTGGTGCACAGCTGTTTCCGGCGATACGCTCACCGTGCAGCGCGCCAAAGAAGGAACCATAGCGCATGCTTATGCCTTTGGCGATCCGGTAGCAAATCTCTGGACGGCTGGCTCTGCCGCCAACTTGGCCCAGAATCCATCGGACAAACTTGGCAGTGTTTCAGCAGTCCAGACATATGCTGGCAATCCAAATGGGCATGTGGCTGGCAATGCCGCTGTCGTTGGTACTTCCGCCCCATCATTAGTTTGGGATACCACAGACCAGATTTTTTGGGTCTGTATCGGTACTGGAACTACTTCGACCGCTATATGGCTCGCATCTACTGTCAGCAATGGCGCGACATATTGCGGAATTGCAACCGGCACAGCAAACGCAATTGTATTAACTCCAGCTGTCCCAGTCACGCCGGGCGCTGGGACTGCACTTGCTTTCGTTGTTGCCACAACTAACACAGGCGCAACCACAATCAATGTAAGTGGTACTGGTGCTATTGCGGTGCGGAAGCCTAGCCCAACTGGGCCAATTCCATTGACTGGCGGCGAGCTGGTGGCCGGAAATATGGTTTCAGTTCGCAACGATGGAACTTATTACCAACTGACCGCTACCGAACTCGGCACAGCCGCATTGGCTGATGCTTCCAGCAATACAGGAAAAGTGGCCGCTGTAGTTGGTGCTGGCAGCATTACTCCGGGGCATTTAGCTGTATTTTCGGATAATCAAGGCTCGATACAAGATGGCGGCTTGCCTGGTGCGGCTGCTGCACCCACTTACTTGAATGCTACTTTCAATGGCCAAGTACTGGGAAGTGGCATTTATGCGCCCGACCCTTCTACCGCAGCCGGTGGGGCTTTTACCGTCAAAGTACCAGCAGTGCCATCAAATGGCCAGGTACTAGGATTCAAAGACAACAAGCTGAATTGGGGTACACCTAATTCATTCACGCTCGACGGGAATGGGAACACGTTTTCCTCCCCACTTGGTTCCGCCACAACTCTGACATGCAACCAAAGGGGGCTTGAGTTCTACGCAGAATGGGATTCGGCAAATAATACTTGGGAGCTTTCCTAATGAACATCAGTAACTTTATTCCGAGTGCGGCAGTTGCAGCGCCGGGCATGGTCACGGTGCAGGGCAACGGGGCCATGAAGGCCTCAATTGTGCTGTTGGATTCGAAGCCCGGCACCCGCAATTTCACTGTACCTGCGGGGGTAACGAGGATTCGCCGTTTTGTGGTCGGCGGTGGCGCTTCAGGCACTTCCGGTTCTGGCGGTGGCGGCGGCTATGAAGAAGATGTTCAGGCCGTCACTCCAGGTTCCGTCATTCCTTACACCGTGGGGGCAGCAGGGACCGCTGCATCCGCTGGAGGAACTTCCAGCATCGGGGCTATCTCGGCGACAGGTGGCGCTGCGAATGGAGGTTCGGGAGGTGTAGGTTCCGGTGGGTTAGTCAGTAGCCGGGGAGGGTCTGGCAATCCCAGTGGCTCCGCAGGCGGTGGCTCATCTGGCCACCGTTTCGGGGATGGACAAGCATCGTCAGGCGCAGGTGGCGGCGGATGGACCCAAACAGGTGCCTCCAATGTAGGAGGCAATGGCGGAGTTGACGGTTTCGGCTTAGGTCTTATCCCAGGCCAAGGCGGTGTCTCAGGTGGGAATGGGGGATATGGTAGTGGTGGTGGTGCTGGTGGTTCTGGCGGGCTGGGCGGTGGTGGTGGTGCTACCGGCGGCTCCGGCGCGGGCAATGGCGGTATCGGTGGCGGGGCCAATTCGGGCGGCTCAGCCGGTAATGGCTGCGTAGGTATCGAAGTGATTGGTTAGTGAATATTTTAAAATGCGCGCTTTAGCTCGCGATACATACATAGCATCACAATTACATGACTAAATTATGAATAATATTTATCAAAAAACTTCAGCGTCACTGGAATCGCGTGAGCGCGGCAAATGCATGGTGACCCGTCAACGCGGCAAGCTGGATATTGTCTACTATCCGATTCCGCGAGAGGCAGCAGAATCGATTGACTGGGCGATGTTCCATGCGGCTTGTGCGGCTGGCATTTGGGGTGAGGCCGCTCGCCGCTTCGATTGGGTTGCATTCTTCGATGGCGCAACCAATGGGGTTCCGGTTGACCCTTACCAGTTCGTAGATAACATGCTGGTCAACGGCCTGCTGCTGCTCCAGAATCTTTCCAAGGAATACACCAGTAGCAGCTTCGGAGCTTTCGTGACGAAGGCCTATCAGCGGCCAGTGCCAAATACTAGCGGCGTTGTGGTGATGGATGCTGGCAATGGTAATCCGCCGCCTCCGCCTCCAGATGGAAAATGACAAGCTATCTCATCCTTCTCCTGATCGCTGGCGCACTTAATATCGCGGCCAGTGATCGAAGGATGACAATGCTGTGCGCAGTGGTCGGCTTCGGGATTTCAGTCCCGATTCCCGACCACAATTTTTATGCATGGTGTACGGCGGTGGAAGTCTTTGTTATGGCTTGCGCACTGGCGCTTAATACGGCGGCCAGTCGGCCTATCGTCGCCTTATCCTTGTCGCTCTGCGCTTTTCATTACTTAGGGTATAAATTCAACGGATACCCACTGGATAGCCCGTATCATTTTCTTGTTAAAATAACTGAGCATGCCGAACTGATCGCATGCGCTCTCTTTTCAAAACCAATAAGAAAGTGCCTAAAAAATGCCTGAAAATCAATTTGCGTATTGGCTCGGAGGCATTATGGCTGCTGTAATCGGTTTCTTTTTTAATCGGCATATCGTACGGGTTGAGCGTGGGCTTGATGATAAGGCGAACAAAAGTGAAATTGCTGAGCTGAAAAGCGAACTTCGCGAGGCCAGAGAGGCGCGAGAAAAGGACATGGAGCGCATGGATCGACTTGCGAATGAGCGCTATGCGGAACTCAAAGGCATGTTTGACCAGCGCCTCACAGACCTGGAAAAGCACTTGAGCGACAAGCTCACCATGATCCTGCGACAAGTGGAGAAAAAAAATGCTGATTGACGAATGGAAAAAGGCGTATAAGCTGCTGAGTGTGCAGGCCAATGCAATTGGTACGGCGATGGCTGCTGGATATGCCAGCATGTATGAGCAGCTCAAAGAAACTATCCCGCCGCAATGGATGGCGGGGATTACCGCCGCTGTTTTCGCTGCCGGGATTATCTGCCGCCTGATTTCTCAGCAGCCGAAGGAATAAAAATGGACATGACATTGATGGTTAAGGAACTTCGTGACGATGAAGGAGAGAAGCTGGCATCCTATATCGATACTGAGGATTACTGGACCATCGGCGTGGGCCATTTGATTGACCCGAAGCGCGGCGCGAATCCTGCGCCATTTGGCATAGATCTGCGTGGCGGGAAGACCATTACAGCGGATCAATCTGCATACCTGTTGGAGCAAGATATCAATTCCAAGATGGCTCAGTTGGATGCGCAACTTCCTTGGTGGCGCAGTCTCTCCGAAGTACGTCAGCGCGTCATTGTGAATATGGCCTTCAATCTCGGCGTGATTGGTCTGATGGGCTTCAAGAATATGCTAGCCGCCGCTCAATCCGGGAATTATGCACTGGCCGCGGCTGCCATGAAAGCATCGCGCTGGGCCTCACAAGTTGGTGCACGGGCTGATCGATTGGCCGCAATGATGGTGGCGGGGTAAGGCATGAGTGCAATTTCAATCATGACCGGCATTCCCGATCCTATTTTGAAGATTGGCATGGTAGCGGCTGCTGCGGCAATAGCGATTGCAGCCGCACTGGAGTACCGCCATGCGCTTATCGTTGAAGGTATGAAGAAAGACGCAGACCAGCGCGATAAAGCCGCCACAAGCGCTTTGCTGGCCGCTGATGCTAAGGTTCTGCGCGCTCAAGGCCAAATCACTGAGCTGCAAGGCAAGCTCTCCACGCTTCAAACGGAGTCACAAAATGCGCAATCTGCTTCCCTGGTTCAAGAAACTGCCCTTCGTGCTGGCACTGAGCGCCTGCGCGCCGACTTCATCGCACATCGAACTGATGAAGCCGCAGCCTCTACAAATCCCACAATTACCATCGTGGGTGACGGAGCCAGCATTACAGAAGACCTCGCCCCAGAAGTTGCAGGAAATCTTGAATCCCTCCGGCGCAACGAAAACACCGCAATCGACCGTCTCAATGCCTGTATCCTCGCCTACGACAAAGTAAAAGAACAGGCGGATAGCCTAAATAAATAAAGCCCCGATCTGGGGCCTTATTGCTCTTGCTGGACATTGATGATGGCCCCGCTTGGAACCATCACTTTTCGATGCTTACAGCGCCATGGGCGGATGCCAAACAGCGCCAGCAACCACCAAAGCAGCTTCATTATGCAGAAGGAGTGACGGTAATGGTTGCGCCACTCGGCACTTGCACGGTACGGGTTTCCTCGTGTGCCGTAAAGGCCTGAGTATAGGCCGTACCGATCAACGCGCCATTCACGTCCAACAGCGAAGCGCGCATGGTGTAGTCGCCCTGGGCGATGCCGGAAAACAGATAGCCGGTGGTCTGCGAGGCGATGGAAGCGCCCGAGGCATCCAGAATTTCAACCAGTGTGACACCTTCAGCAGGGGAGGTTGCCGGGACATTCAGCGCAGTGGTAGCCAGAACGATTACAACGGTAAAAGTGGTCATGATTTTCCTTAAAGAGAGAAATTAAGCCAATCAATTATTGGCTAGCTTTGGTAAAACATCAACCTGAATTTTGTATCGACTTCCTTAAATATATTTGTCTAACGTCATATTATAAGTCAAAAGGGCAATCTGCCAGACTTATGGGAGCCACTTCATAACTTGCATAATTCTTTCCGCAAAGAAATAAAATGCTGGTAATACTAAGAAGGTGGAGGCCAACTTCCACCAGATTCCTTTTGCAAGAACAATCCCAGCAATGTAGATAGTAAAAGTAAATCCAACAAATAGACCTGAAAGAATATTTAGAATTCCAACAACAATATACTTCATCATGTACCTCCTTTCCCGCCAGCGGCGAGCAGGGCTTGGACATCGTCCAGCCAGACGGCCCAGCGTTCTTTGCCGTTCTGCTTGAGGATGTAGGCCACTTCCAGTTTGCTCAAATCCACCGCCTGCTCGGCTTCTGCCGCTGGTTGGTGGGCGGCTTGCAAGCGCTCGATCCGAATCGCAGCCAGAGATAGAATGTCGTGTGTATCATCGTTCTCTTTCATGCCCAGCAAAGCCATCAGTTTGGCATTCGCCCCATCTACAGCCTTTGGCGCTGCCGTCTGTGCTGCGATGGCGGCGCGGATTCGCTCGGCGAGTGCTACGCCGTAGTCGCTTGGAACACCTTCTACCACGCCCAACGCTTCACGAAGCAATTCCACCACCCCGCCCACTTCCGCAGGCTTGACCGACGCATTCGTGAAAGCTATGTGTCCAAGCAAACACTCAACAAAATTGACAAGCTGGTCTCGTTTAAGGGCAACGGGGTTAGCCATAGCCAGCCGAATTTCTTCTGTACGATTCAAAATCGCTGGCGGCACTTCCGCAGGCTTGGCTGGCTGGGATGCGAGGACGGCGCGAGCTTGCCAACCTTCCCAAATTCGATTGTAGTTATCGCAGTCCCAGCTATTAAAACGGCTGTCGTATCGTCCTTCGATATCTGTGCCTTCTTGGCCACGATAACAGTCACGCGGGATCGGAAACTTGGCTTCAAATTCCGCCCGCTCTTCCGCCACCACAGTGCCCGCAGGTTGCAGGGCTGCATTGACCGCATTGCGAATGTATTCGTTTAATTCGTATCTCCATGCAGCTTCCTTTTGCTGCGTATCAGTGTCGTACATCAGGCCAGCAACAATTTGGTCCAATGTAAATTCTTGTTCGGCTTCCATTACCTATCCTTTCTTGGTGCGCTCAGGCACCGCCAACAATTCATCAATGTAGCCGTACAGGTCCCATGCCTTGGACCAATCAAACGGGTCGTAGTCCTCCTTTTCCTCGTTCCATTTACCGTTGAATGGGTCTTCGCAAACCGTCGTCCAGCAAAAGCCGATGGCTGGAACATCGGGGTTGCTTTCGAACAACGCAGCGATTTCAGGCCAGTGATTGACGCCTTGGTAATCGGTTAGTGCGATATCTTCAACGAATGCTCGGATATCAGCAGCGGTGCGGTCGAAGTCCTTGCGATAGACCAAGTGCAAAATCAAATGTCATGCGCATTACGTTGCGCTGATACTGTGGCGCGCGGTCATCATTGGCGGTCTTCCACAAATTCGCATCGGATTTCCCGGCTTCCGCCATCCAGTATCGCGCACTTGGCGGGCAATAATTCTTTGCCATGAAGTCCCACACAACTGGCGCGCTGCCCCATGAGTTGCGCAGCGTTCGCAGCTCTTCGTGATGCTGTCCCGGCGTAACGGAATAGATGATTGTGGAACTCATCCCTCGGCCCCGCCTTTCTTGCTGTTGATGGCGGCGTCGATGGCAGCATCAAGTTGAATGCTATTGCCTGCGTAGGCAACTGAAGGGATTTGGCCCGGAGTGTGCGAGTACTTAACTACCCAAACTTCGCCATCCACAAGAGGGGCGTCTTTAGACGTACCTTTTCGCAACCAGCGGTAACGGTTCGCATCCACAGCATCCTGTCCCACTGCTTCTAGCGCCGCATCGGCTTTACCAAGCGCGTAGGCATCGCGCCAATGCTGAATGTCGGTGTTCATGGTTATCCTTTGTAGACGTAAATGCTGCCATTGAAATACCGTCCGGTTCTGCCATCCACACCACCGCCAAAGCCATCGCACCAACATTCGACAATAGCCCCATGTGATTCGATGTTGAATAGCATGTCGGGCGCGAAATTCGGCGGCTGGTATTCAGGCGGTATATTCGGCCAACGGAAATTCCGGAAATCAATTCCGCAGATAGTGCCTGGTTTGATGCGGCCTCGGGCTATTGCCATGTCATGCCCCCGGTTAGCGAGTCAGCGGGCCAAGGCCGCAAGGGCAGTCGGCGTGCTGGCATGAATAAGCCATAACATCAGCGAGAATGATGTGACACTTGGGACATTGCGTTTTTTGTAGCGGGATAAACGGCGGGTATTTCTTGATAACTGGAAGCAGCAAGTCAACGATAAACGTGCTGCCATCGCCTGCGCCGACAGGTTGCTTCTGCCGCGCCGCATTGACGAGATCTCCCGACAGCTGGTAGGCGCGCTGCTCGGCTTCAACTTTCTCAGCCATCAGCTTGGTCATGCGCGCTTGCATTTCACGCAAGGCCAGCTCAAGGCGAGCGTTGGCCGCTTCAAGTTCCTCAGCTTGCTTGCGCAGCTTCTCGGTCAACTCGGTTTGCTCCATCAGGGCCAGATTGCTATCAGCCAAAGCTTGAGCGTAGGATTTCAGCTCGTCCTCTTGGCGCAAGACCATGATTCGCAAAGCTTCAATGCTTAATTGAGTCAGTCCCATCACAATCTCCTATTGAGGGCGTTCGGTTATCGAAATCTCGCTGGCGGGAATGATTTGTGGATTGCCAACAAGGTAAATGAAAGTTTTCAAGCCGCTGCCGTTTGGGTCCGGCATGCGGTGAAGTTCCTGAATAAAATGGTTCTTGCCGCGCCACTGCACGGGATAGCCAAGCTCCTGAGCATTCATCAGTTTTCGCGCATGCTCATATTCAATCTGAGCAGGGCTTGGCTCATCCGAAGTAATAGGCTTGCGCATGACTAAATCGGCTCACGATACGATTCAACCGTCAGCGTGAAATCAACCTTCAGTCGAGCGGCCAGCGATTCTTTTACATCGCGGAGGTAAATCTCATCAGCGCATATTGCCTCAATTTTCTTTTCGCAAGCGAGATGGTTGAAGTAAGGCCCAAAAACCGGCGATGGTACGCCAAGCTTCCGGCCCTTCACATCGCGGGCAACCAACGCGGCAAAGTGAGCTTCCATGACTATTCCTTGTTGAGCTGTTGATTCGCTTTCCAGGTCTTGTACCACCGGGCGCGATAGACGCTGTTACGGGCAATGCCGGTTTTTTCGCAAGCCTGCGTAACCGTCATCGCTCCGCGCTTCGCGGTCACAAGTTTGCGCGTGCGCTCCATAGCCGAGCTTTCTTTATTTGACATTGCATTCCTCTTTTTATGTTCCATCTCAGCACCAAAGCCGCTTCATGAGCGGCAATTGGTGTTGCTGTGATTAAGCGCTCCGAGGAGCGCTATACATCATCAATTGTTGCGCGCCCAGTTGAAGACTTGGATTTGCAGCGAGCAGCCGTCGGCCAGGTCGGTAGTGCCGCCGTTGATCCAGCTCAGGCGCGATGTGTTACCGTTGACGCATGAGATGTTGAACATGCTGGCGTTCCAGTAACGGCGTGCACCAGGGTATTCCTGGATGTATTTCGGGAAGGCCTTGGAACCCGAGAAGGCGCTGACGTAGGCGAAGCTGCCTTGGTGGGTTACGCCGTTAGCGTCCACGATAACGCTGTTGGATGGGTCCAGGTCGACCATGCGGGCATGCTCGATGTCGACGGTGCCGGTGCCGAAGTGCACCTGGGTTTCCAGAGTCGCCTGGGTCAGGTTTTGAGCGTGAACGTTGCCACCGCCGCAGGCGGCCAGGATTGCTGCGGTTGCCAGAATCAGAATGCGTTTCATGTTGGGTTCCTTTAGGTTAGGTTGATCGGGTGGCATACCCTCTCAGCGCCAAAGCCGCGTCATGCGCGGCGATGGGTGGTGCTGTGGGTGGCGGGTTAAACGTAGCCAAGACATTCCATTTTCAATAGCTCAACGCCCTGAACATCGCTGTTCTTCCATGTGCGCTCAAAGTACCGAGTCGCTGACTCCTGATTCTCAATTCCGCGCCCGCCGATCAGCATGTAGCGCGGCCCGGATTCATTGGGGTTTGAATACTTGGCGCGGAAAGTAAGCGTGGTGTCCATGATCCAATCCTTTCAGTTAAGCACCCCGAAGGGCGCGGGTGGGGTTAGATTGCTTTCTTGGCTTCCTTGTAGGCGACCATAAAATCCTCTTTGAACAACCGGGCGATAACGAAAGAGATTTCGTAGCCATTGCCGGTTTCGTCCATGCAGTCAGTGCTGTCGAACTGTTTGCGCAGAATGGCGTCGATTGCGCTCAGCTTAGCTTCGGATTCGTCATAGATGCACATTTCGATCATGCCGCGCTGCAGGCTGGTTTTGTTGCCTTTGGCTTGTTCGTATGTTTTCATGATTTCTTCCCCTCATCCATCGCCGCGCCCAGTGCGCTGCGTCCATGTAGAAATAATACATAAAGGATTATTCCCTGTAAAGAAATTTTTCGCTCCAACGAACATTGTGGTTTGCGCCCAACATGTAGAGCCATTCGATGAAAGCCGAAGCCTCGCCGACATAGAACTCATGCGTTTGGCAGCCAAGCTGGACAATTCGCCGCCCGTCCATGCTCGGGACAACGCGCCCATCGTGATGCAGAGGTGTTCCAGCAAGGCGCATTTCTTCCGCGAACTCATCGACAAGGATGCGTTTCATGTCATCCAGCGCCCAGTAGCGGCCTACATGCTGAACTTGCTTGGATATGTCGCCAATCATGGCGTGCATCTTGGCGTTTTGCTCGTTGTTGCGCGTGGCTGGTGAAAACGTGACTTTCCAGCCAGCCGGAGCTTCACGGCAGAACTGCGCCGCGTTGTCCCGTGCGCCTTCGTGAGCCAGGATGAAGACTCGCTTATCCATGGGCCACGGTCATAGCGAAGCGCGATAGCCGCTCGATTGCCTGCTCTGGTGAGCCGCCGAAGTGCTGGATGTATAGCTCAACGATTTCTTCATCAGTGGGCTCGGCGTCTATCGCGTCGGCGGCGTCAAGAATTTCTCCATTCGGATCATCTACTGGTAAATCGGGCATGGAAACCATAGTTGCTGCATTGAAGTCGCTCACAACCTGGCCCATGGCTTTATCAATCTCGATGGCCTCAGCATTGTCAGCCTCCAGCCGCGCCGCATCTTCCTTCGCTTTCAGCTCGACATCATCCTTAGCTTTTTGCGCTGCCTGTGCAGCCTCAAACTTTGCGCGCTCGGCGGCCAGCTCATCGGCCAGCCGCTTCATCTCGGCGGCATGTGCTTCGGCTTCGGCTTTAAGGCGCGCAGCCTGGGCCTCTGCCTCGGCGCGCAAATTCTCTTCGGCCTTGCGGCGCTGTTCGGCGGCAGCTGTTTCGATGGCCGCTTGCTCATCAGCCAAGCGCTTGCGTTCCGCTGCCTGTTCGTTGGCGATGCGTTCAAGTTCGGCCTGCTTAGCGGCCAGTTCAGCGCGCTCACGGGCCTGCTTGCGGGTTTCCTCTTCGGCGATGATACATTTGCGATAAGCCTCGGCTTCATCCTCGGCAGCGGCATCAAAAGAGGCCTTGAGGGCATCGCGCGCCTCAACCCATGCCTTGGTGGCGGCCGGGATGAATTCAGCAAAGCTGTCGTCAATCTGGATGCCAGTCAGCTCATCGATCACGTCTTGAATCTGAGCAGATGACATGCGGCCCGTTTTCATGGGCAGCTTGCTGATGGCGGCGATGCGGTCACTGATTTCCTGAATGCGTGCCGCCTCTGCCCGCTCCTTCTCCTTTTTGATTTCTTCCTTGCGCTTTTCCTCTGCCTTGATGTCGTCATCAAATAGCGATTCCAGCGGCAGGAGCTGGGCCTCCAGATCGTTGTAGCTGGATTCCAGCAACTTGCCGATTTGCGTGATTGGTTGCTTGCGCGCCTTGCGCTCTTTCTCGGCCTCGATGCGGATATCTGCCACCAGTCGGCGCGCTTTGACGGCGACTTCCATGCCCTTCGTGGTCTGGATATCGTAGTCGATGGCGCGCAGCGATTCGATGGCCTTGGCGCGGCGGTCGTAGAACGGCTGGTAGACCTCCTTTGCGTACTGCTCGGGCTGGAGGGTAATCAGCGCCAGTGCGCCAACCTGCTGCTGTTGATCGGATTTAACTTCAGTCGAAATATGGGACATGATTACTCCTTTTCTTGAGTGAGAATTTTTACGTTTTCTTCTACCATGATCTGGAACTTGTGTAGCTGCAATACCATGGCGTCAATGAAGTCGTCGTCGCGGAACACCCGTTTTACGAACAGGTCTTTTCCTGCGGGTTTCAGGTCCGGGACGTACATAATCAGATCGCAGTATTTGCGACCAGTGAGCCACATGCCGCCTTGCATCTGGTGAATATATTCGGATACATCGCCATTCGCCCACATATCAAGAATCTTCATGCTCGATACTGGGCATTTGATTTCGATCAGGCCATTCTCATCGTTGAGAAGGCCATCAGTGCTGTAACCGAACTTACTTTCATCGTCGGTGACGAGGCCGAATTCAGTGACGAATTTTTTGTGGCGCGCCTGATAGATGCGGCGGGCATCATCTTCCAGAGCATGACCGCGCTCCAATGCCCATGCTTTGATCGGCTCACCCCATGGCTTGCAACTGATGCGCTCGATGGCAAGGTCGGCGGCATATTTGAGGGCGTCACTGGATGGTTCGCCAGCAGCACGACCACCAGAGGCCCGCTGCAAAATGGATACAGCGTTTTTGAACTCCGATGCCGTGCAAAGCCCTGCGCGAGCATGCAGCCATTCAGCGGTCCCCTGGCGATAGTCAAGAATCTTCATTTCACTGCCCTTTGTTCTGGTTGAGTTCGTAGCGTCGGCTGGCAACAGCCTTTTGGAATTCTTTGAAGTCATGCGGGCGGTCTTCCATCTTGGCCGCGCCTGCGTTCCATACTGCGATTACATCTTGATCGGTGGGGGCAGCCTTCACCTTTGCGATCCATTCATCAGCAAGAGAGGTGTCAAGATCGTCCTTCGAGAAAGACTTCCCATCGTCATCCTCGCTATCTTCGACAGCAAGACCAGTGATAGCCAGAAGCGTGTAGCGCTCCAAGTAGCTCTTTGCGGAGCCGATAGCCTGTATTGAGTTCTTGCCGCCGCTCTCGTCCTTGGAGGCCTCAAGGCGGATGCTTTCGCTGTGGCCTTGCTGGTGTGTGAGAATGCAGGTGATGCCGATCAGCGCACCATTCTGGTCAGGAACCCAGCGATGCGAGAGGCCGTGCTTTGCCAGTTCTGGAACGATCATCGAAACCACATTCCCTAGCGTAGCAAAATCGTAGGTGGTGCGGCCCTTTTGCGTGGCGAAGTCCGCAGTTTTGTTCTTGCGGATCGTCGGCGCATTTTCTTTGAAGGCTGCAACCGCTGCATGATAGGCCTTCTCAGCTTCGCGCTTTTCCCATTCAACCTGCATCTGCATCAGGCGCTCCAGGCGATCCAGATCAGCACCGGATTCCATTGCATAGCGCACCAGATCAGCGGGGGTGCTGCCAGTGGTACGAACTTGATTATTCTGCTGAACGACGGGCAAAGCTGCGCCCTGTCGGTCGTCGACCAACTCCAATTCATTTGACATTGTGGACTCCATGAAAGAAAGGACCGGGTTTCCACCGGCTGCCTATCGCAGCTTGGCAGCGCCGCGATAGTCTTCACTTTCCATGCGCCGTGACAGCGAGGAGATTTATAGCGCTCATGGGCGCTTGGCCTCGTCTATGATATGGCTGGCCCGCCATTAGTGGATTGTCAGCAGCTTAGCCCCTGCTGAACCGTCATAGACTGCGGCGATGTGTGGGCATTCAAAACTGGTGCTGCAAGCAGGCATCGAACCCGCGACCCGCTGCTTACAAGGCAGCCGCTCTACCATCTGAGCTATTGCAGCATGGTACGCCTGACTGGATTTGAACCAGTGACCTATGGATTATGAGTCCATGGCTCTGACCATCTGAGCTACAAGCGCATAAAACTGGTGCGGGCGGCGAGAATCGAACTCGCGCATAGAGATTTGGAAAGCCAATGCATTTCCATTTTGCTACACCCGCATTGTGGGAGGTCAGAGAGAATCGAACTCCCCATCCCAGTCAGGTCCTTAGATTACGTGTATATAGCGTCCTATACATTCATCGATAACCAAAGACCCTATGACCCCACTGAACCACACGACTGCAACCTGTCGGTTTCAGCATTCCCGATCCCGCTTGACTTGCTTAAGGTCCGCACAAGAGATAGTCAAGTTGCATGCGTGTGGTGCCTGCCTTTGTTTTAAGGAACAACATATTGCCGCAGGCTTCCGTTCCATCGCTTCCCAGTGCTATCTGCAAAGTGGCTGCGATGGATCAATGATGTCAAACATTATGGATCATGTCAAGCATCATTTTTGCAACAGCGCAAAGAAAGTTCGAGATAATTGTTGTGATAGGATGCAAGCTCTACAGATGAGAGGGCTACATGGCTCAAGCAAAGAAATCCACGCGATATCCGAATGACAGTTCTGGCGGCCTGTTCGACGCCATCAAAAAAGCATTTGATATCGACAAGGAATATCACCTAGCAACGTTCGCGGGGATTGACTATACGCGCATCAGCAAAGTACGCCATGGCGTCAATCAGGTGACAGATAGCATGATTGTTTCGATCCTCCGCGCTACTGGCTGGGATATCAAAACTGTTGATAAATATCTTAAGGGGAAGTCATGACAACCACAGCAGAAGCAGTACTTGCCGCGCAACGTGATGTTAGCGCGCCAGTTGTCGTATCAGGAACAAATCCGAAAGTGGCACAGATCAGCGCCATGCTCACGAAGCTGGACGACCGGGGATTAAATTTGGCCGCTGCACTCATTAAACAAATGGTTATCTTCTCTGAACCGAAAAAATGAGCTGGGCCTATCGCTGCAAATGTTGTCGCGGCAGGAACACGCTCAAGCATAAGTATGAGTGGTACAAGCGCGCACCGAAATGCAAACATTGCGGCCATGCTGAGTTTATTCCGCCGCCTGGATCAGATAAGAAGCCGGTGATTGGGCCTGTCTTCTATCTGGATAAGGCGCGCCAGTATCGCAAAGACCAATGCACTTGCGAGGGGGTATCACTTCACGCATCGCATCAAGTCTCCCTACTGCATCCACAATCCAGAATATGAGGTTCGCGTGCGCTGCGGGCGCTATGGTGAGCTGGAGGCCGATGTGCGCGACGACATCGCACGAAGAGAAAAAGAGGAATCGATTGAACTTGAAAAGAACAACACCACTCAAGCGGACGCCATTCATCAGCATTCCGAAGCCACCTAAAGGGCCGCGCCCCAAGAAGTGCAAGAATCGCGCATGTCGCACATCTTATATTCCGGACCCATCGCAGCCTTGGAAAGATTGGTGCAGTGTTGATTGCGGAACTGTACTAGCCATTGAAAAGTTAGCGAAACAAAAGGCCGCCAAGGAAAAATCCGAAAGAGCGGAGGCAAAGCGACGAAAAGAACAAGGTATGTCGATTAGGGAGCGGCTAGCTGCCCTGCAAGTTTTGGTCAATCGCTATGTTGTTTTGCGTGATAAGGACGAGAATTGTATTTCATGCCCTATGCCTGCGCATTATGACGGCGCATGGCATGCGTCGCACTTTAAGAGCGTTGGTAGCAATTCAAATCTTCGCTTTAATCTTCTGAACATACATAAGGGTTGCGCCCAGTGCAACCTATTTAAATCCGGGAACATAGCAGAGTATGAGAAGAGGTTGCGCTTAAAGATCGGGGATGATCGTGTCGAATGGCTCAAAACCGCTGACCGTAGTCGTGTTTACGACCATGATTATTTAATCAGGTTTTCGATAATCATGCGGCGAAAAATTAAACGCTTGGAGAAACGCCGTGGGTCGTCGTCCTAAGCCAATCTATCTATCCGCAGCAGGCCTCTCTTTCACCGTCCGTGAGGCCAACTCAAACCATAGCTGCAGCGGCTGCATGTTCAGCACTTCGCCAGTGGCTACATGCCATGAAGCTTGCGCCATAGCCATATCTCGCGGCCTGCCCGACTGCGATCAAAAGATCAATGGCAAGCACTCAATCTACGTCAAAACAGATGCCCGACAAATGTGCATTGATGATTGTCTCATTTTGTAGAGATATCTCAACAATATGCTTGATGAGCGTCAAGTTATGTGCGATAGTGCACATATCGCGCAGGCGCGCTCAACAATATATCGAGGGATCAAATGGCTGCGGAAAATAGCATTCGTAAGATGCAGGAAGAGAAGACCATCACGCGCAAGGATGGCAATCGCATCGAACTGCACAACATTCACTTCAAGCCTGATTTCAACCCTCCTGGCCGCAATGAAGAGAATGAAGAAGAAGACCGCCAGCTCTATGAGCATATCAAGGAATATGGCTGGTCACGTCTTCCTGCAATTCTGGTGAGTGTCCGTGCTGATGGCGGCGTATGGGTACTTGACGGCCATCGTCGCATTACCCAAACGCGCAAAGCTGTTGCTGCTGGCGTCGATCTGAGCGACCGCCGCAGCGGCAAAATCCTCATCGATATTCGCCAAGTCGAGAACGCTAACGACGAGGACGAGCACTACATCATTGCGGAAAGCAACCGCAATAAAGTGATGAAGCCCGAGCAAATGGCATGGTGGATTAAACGCGCCAAAAACTTCGGGCGCAGCAATGAATTCATCGCCGACAAGCTGAAAACCAGCCCTGCCACGATTGCCTTTTATCTCGACTTCGGCAAGGCCCCGGCTGCTGTGCAAAGCATGGTTTCTTCTGGCGTTGTTTCGCTGACCGAGGCGGTAAAAGTGGTCCGCGAGCATGGTGACAAAGCCACTGAGATTTTGACCGCTTCTGAAAAGATTGCGAAGGAATCCGGCAAGTCAAAAGTGACGGCGAAATCCATCAACAAAGTCGCGCCAAAAAAAGCGCCGACCGGCATTACCAAGCGTGATATCCAAGCAGCTGAAATTGCGCTTAATTACATTCTTGAAGTGGTCCGCGATACGATCAGTGGCGAAATGTATGATTCCCTGATCGATCTGGACGTTGCCCCGATCCTGGCTGAAAAGCTGAAATGAGCATGCGCTTCGCAATTGCTGCTGCCGTGCTTACTTCCTTCATAATTTGGGGGTTGCTTGATACTCTCTCGAGGGCGGGACTTTGTAAAGCGACTGGCGGCCAGCTCGCGCAGCACAATCTGGTTTCGTTTGAATGCGTACCAGATCAACCGATTTTCATAATTGTAAAATGAGGGATGCCATGTTTACCAACCACCGTATTTACCGCACTCGCACGCCGCGCTTTGAGCTGCGTAAAGCCTTCCGTTTCAACTGGCCGCTGATTGCTGCACTGTTGCTGAATGCTGTATTTTGGGGCGGCGTATGGGCCATGTGGTATCTTGCCCAAGTCAGCAAATCATGATGGAAATCGACTGGGATGAAGTAGCCGAACTGGCGTCTGAGGACAGGGCACGACGGCGGCACAATCGTCGCTTGGCTTTCCATCCCGATCCGCAAGACCCGGATCATCCATGGCAGGATAACGAAGGAGATGGCGATGATTTATCTGGCGATAGCGATCCTAATCCCTTCGATGGCGTTTCTGATTCTGGCGCTGTATGCGATGTACTGGGCGAATAAATTCTTCCAAGACTGGGATCAGCAATGGGCGCTCGACAATCTGGGCGACGACCCCTGTCCCAATACCTGCGATGTGATCGGCGATTTAGCCGCGAAAACAAAATGAAAACTGAACGCGAACTTTTAAAGCTTGCCGCCAAAGCTTGTGGCGGCGAGATAACCGGCTGGACCGATAACGGGGTGCCGCACAATCCTTTCTCTGGCGTGCATCAGCTTTTCTGGCATCCAGTGCGTAGCGTTGTTGACATGGTTTGGGTTGCTGAAAAACTCGGCATGACCATCGACTATCGCGACTGTTCTGTGTCCTGCCGCTGGACTGCACAAGATGGTGAGCAGCTTTATTTCATCAACTGCTGGGGCGATATACTCGGCACCGCTGGCGATGCTGTTTTGCGCACCGCTGCTGAAATCGGTGAGGAACTTCCATGACCACAGATCGTGAATTGTTGGAGCTGGCAGCTAAAGCAGCCGGGATTGAGATTAACTATGCTCGTCAACGTGAGCGTGACGAATCAGTTTATCAAGGGATTGGTTTATGGACTAATACACAGACTACATGGAACCCACTTACCGATGATGGCGACGCATTGAGGCTTGCGGTAACAATGAATGCGGATATAACTATTGGAAAATCGGTAAAAGTAGTTCTTTTTTCTCCGATCTTAAAGGAGGAGGATTCTATTTGCGGGAAGTGGGTAGTTCAAGGACGCAATGATGCTTCCGCCGTGCGCGAGTGCATAGTGCGGGCTGCCGCTTCAATCGGAGAAGATATGCCATGAAGATATATGAAATTCCCATGGATGCCTGCGGATGTCTTGGCCCCATGTACGGTGAACCTCATTGCCCCTGTATTATGCGCCGACTTGGTTTGCCGCTAAACACGATGGCGCGAGAGGCCGAAGAAAAACGCGCCAAAGAGGAATTGAGAAAACTGTTTGCTAACGGCAGCCCGTTTTTCCGCCAACAGAAGAAAGAAAATAGAGGAACGTCATGACACCCGGAGAAAAACTAAAAGCCATTAGCCGTCTGAAAATGGCTGATGGTCTGAACTATGCCGACTACTACGACATCGGCATATGGTGGGAGCGCTCCGACAAGGGCCAGGACACGACGCTCTTAAGCGACCTTGCCCGCGAGCGAATTGATTCCATTTTCCGGCAGTTCTTCACGCCTGATGGCGCGTAAACTTATTGCTCAGTTACCTCATCAGAGGTAAGATAAATCCTACAGGCTGTCGCGGCCTATTGCATCACTCACAGAGGTTTCTTTCATGAATTTTTCAGTCTGCTCGCTTTTCCGTGCCCAAATTCGGCCTTGGCTGCCTCTGTGTGGGAATGCGACCCGGTTTAGCGAGCAGACTAAAGGATTTAGCTATGCCTGAATTTAAGCCAGAAGAAATCCTCGCTGAGGCTGTGCGGCAGTCTCACAAAATTAAGCCTCTCGATGGCGGTCCAGCATTTCCGCGAGAAGACTACCAAACCAACGGTTATGCTGAAGATAACGCTGGCGCAGGTCAAGCCGGCATAACTCTGCGCCAGTATTACGCCGCCAAAGCTATGGCAGCCCTTATTGGCGCTTACTTGGGCGACAAAACCGCGCCCATCATCAAACCCCATATAATCACCGAAGCCGCATTCGGGATTGCTGACGCCATGATTGCAGCAGAGGCTAAATCATGATGCCAATCAAAGTAGAAAACCTTTGTGGCGCTGAGCTTGCGCTATGGGTTGCCCGCGCACTCGGGGAAAAAAGCCAAGTGCCGAATTACTTCGCTCAGTTCCATATCCATGACCGCGTATGCTACACAGAGTCAGGCCGCCAGGTTGTCTGGACGCCCCACACCAACTTTCTTCAAGCTGGACCAATCATCAGTGAGAACGGGATTTCTGTTGAATACACAGCTGAATGGATAAGTCCGTATACCAACGATGAAAATATCCCTCCCTTTTGGGAGGCTTGCGTGGGTAGTGATCCATTTTCAGTTTGTCGCAAGTGCGATTTGGGATTGCGAGACCGCGATCATTACATTTACCAGACAGGGGAAACATTCCTTATCGCTGCCATGCGCGCCTTTGTTGCGAGCGTTTTTGGTGATTTTATTCCAGCGGTGTTCCCATGAGCTGGAGTAGGCCCGCAAAACAATGGTGGACTATTACAGCCACTAAGCAACGCTCAGGCGAAGAAGTCCGATACGACATGTGCGTCGAAGTACATGTTTACGCGGAGAATGAGTCAGCGGCTTATAAAAAAATTCGTCCAGAATTTAGGGATTGGTTTTTCAGTGCTGCACCAATGGAAATATTATTTTGAGTCGCCGATCTAATGCATAGCTACCAATACCACATAGGCGACATGCGCTCAGGAACGATTCATTTCACGCGCCTGATGCGCTGGCTATATCGCGATATGATGGACGCCTATTACGACAGCGAATTACCGCTTCCGCTGGAGGTGGATGAGATTTGCCACATGATAGGCGCCATCGACCAAGACGGCGAGGTGATCGACAAGGACCGCCAAGCCGTTATGCGCGTCCTGAAGGCGAAATTCACTCAGGAGGTAGATGGATACCACCACCATCGAATTGACGCCGCCTTGACGGCATATCGCGAGGCTGGGAGGGATCAGGATGAGCGCCGGGAGAACGAGAGGTTGCGGCAGCAGCTATATCGCCAGCGCCGCAGCGCGATATTCACGCAACTCCGGGAAGAATTCGATGTAATTCCGAAGTACGACACGCCTATGTCTGAGCTGCAAAACATATTAGATGAATGTGTGAATATAGCACAAAACAAAGACAAACAAGACAGTCACACATCTGTCACGCGTGACAAACAAGAACGTACTGAACCTGAGACGGCTATAACCAGTAACCGTAAACCAGTAACCGTAAACCAAGAACCAGAAGAGCAGAGCGCCAACAAAGCTGGCCGAGGATGCCGCCTTCCTGAGAATTGGCATCCAGGCGAAGAGGGAACGGCGTTTTGCAAAGCAAACCGCCCTGATCTGAGGCCATCCGAGGTGGCAAGGAAGTTTTACGACTACTGGCGAGCAGTTCCAGGGGCTAAAGGTCGAAAACTGGATTGGATGGCTACTTGGCGGAATTTCGTCATGAACGAGCGAACGCCGGTCGCGGCATCATTGCAAAACAATACGAAGTTTGACTTGAGTGGTGTTGATCGCAGCCTTGACCAGCGTCGGATGGACGAGAGCATGAAAAAGCATGGGATAACCGAAATTCCCGATGGTGAAATTAACTTTTAGGAAACAATAATGGAATCACCTGTTGATGTTGTGAAAGAAGCTATCGCAAATGGATTGTGGCGCGAGGAAAAAGGTACTTGCGATGTCCATGGTGAAAGTGTGGTTAAGTTTCCGAAAAAAATCAACGCATCGTGGTTTTGCCCTGCATGCAGTGAGGTGCGACACAAAGAAGGGGAGCATGCAGCTTGGATGCGCGACCGTAGCGAAACTTTGCATCGGATAGCCGATATCCCGAGAAAATTCCGAGATCAGAAATTTGTTGCCAACACGCCCGCCCAAAAATCAGCTCGGTTGATGGTGAAATCCTATCGAGATTTCATCATCGAAAATGGCGGCTGGGCAGTTTTGATGATGATTGGCGACGTCGGTACAGGAAAAACATTGATGGCTTGCGAGTTCGCTGAATCGCTGATAAACAACAATTCAATTTCCGCTCGTTACTGCACCGCAAAGCAGATGATTAGCGAAATCCAGTCGTCGTATGGCTCGCAAGATGGACGCAGTGAGGAATCGGAAATTTTGAAGTTCGTCCAATATGGAGTTTTAGTGTTGGACGAAATTGATGTAAAGCCAGACAAGGAAAATGCCAATCTTTTGCTTACCGAAGTTATCAATCGGAGATACAACCAAGAGCGCCCTGTTGTCGTTATCACGAATCAGGCATTTGATAATCTTGACAAGCATATTGGCAGCAGGGTAACTGATAGGTTGCATGAAAATTCATTCGTTTGTAATTTTGACTGGCCATCATTCCGTAGAGGCGAGGCATGAGTTACGCCATCCGATCTGAGGCAGAAGCGCGATATCCGCAATACGTTAGCGGCCAGCGCGACTTCAAGGCATGGGCTAAGCGGATCGTTTTTCGTCACAGCCAGGGCGACAAGACCCTCAATCATGCGCAGATAAAATTTGCATACGAGGCCATGAAAATGGCTGAGGGTGAAAGTTTGAATAGTTGCCAATAAAAAATAAATTCAATCCAAGATAATCCATGGGGAGCATCATGGGAAAGATTCTGAAGACGCCGGAAGAGAAGCTGCGCGAGCTAGACTGCATGTGGCACGCCCACGGCATGAGCGAATGGGCCTGCGCGGTTGTTGGGAAATGGATGGCTGCCGTTGGTCTGAACTTCCAAATGCAATACCTCGACAGCGCGCAAATCGCCAGAATCCACCATATGCACCGCCAGATCACCAAAAAGCAGCGCAGCGAGGCTCGCCATGTATGAAATTGGCAAGATTTACAAGTGGCGAGATAGCAAAGAGGCTGCGGAGGAAACGCAACATTTGCCAGGGACACTCACAAAGGTGACAAGTGGGCCATTCATGGCGGAAAGAGCCGATGGCCGCATATTGCCTGCTTACATCACGGATTCATGCAGCACCTTTGGTGAGCCGATATTCGCGCTAGAAGGCGATTTGCTGGAGGTTTCGACTTCTTCAATTCAAAAGCCGCAGCAGCTGCACAAAAGGCGAGCGCCCATTTTTGTGAGATGGACTGCGCTGAAAAAGGCGTTGTGGTATTGGATGCGCGCCCTCAAAGAAAGCGGCGGCTTTAAGCCACTCGATACGATTGGCTTCATTGCATGGCCTGCATTCATCTACCTCATTGCCAGGGAGATAGAAGAGGACATGCGCAAGGAAGAAGCGCAAAGAAAAGCATTCCGAGAATTCAAAGAGGCCATCCTCAAACCCGCAGCACGAGAAAAAGATAAGGATGACTGAAGCAGAGCCAAAAAAGCGCCGAAGGGAACGACAGCCATTCGACACAGAAACAGCAGACGAGATTCTTGAACGGATCACGGAGGGGGAAAGTTTGCGCGCTATTTGTCGAAGTGACAATATGCCGAATATCAGTACTGTGATGAAGTGGCTAGAAGAGTTTCCCCTTTTCCAAAAACAATACGCGCGCGCATGTGAATTACGTGCCGATACGCTTGTTGAAAAGGCATTGCAAATCATTAGCACGCCCGAGTTTGGGGAGGAGACGGAAACCACTACTGGCCCAGATGGAACTATTGTCAAGGTTAAACGGGGTGATATGATCCAGCATCGCCGCCTCCAGTACGATGCGATACGTTGGTACGCTGGGAAGGTCCGCCCAAAGAAATGGGGCGATGTCAAAGCCGATGAAGGTGACAGCGGGACGATCAAAATCGAGGGCGGTTTACCAGATGACTAAGGATTAAAATGTCTGACTTTAACAATAATCAAACGCTTGATTCTGGCGCGATTCCGGTTCGTGTGGTGAGCGGTGGAGGCGGGGGCGGCACGGGCGTTCAAGATTTGCTCTATACCGACGACACCGGCGCGCAATTCGTTTATCGCGACAATGGCGCGACGCCGCCAGTATTTACTGCCTATCTGGTCCCAGCAGGCACGGCCTATACTGTTGGAAGTAATCCGCGTCCATATGCTGTTGGCGGCAATGTGGCTACCACCGTCGCGGATGGTGCTAATGTGACGCAAGGTGCTAAAGCTGATGCAGCTGCGACGTCGGACACCGGCACGTTCAGCCTGATTGCTCTACTCAAGAGACTGCTGACCAAGACCAACCCACAGGCCGTACCAAACATTGGGCAGGTAGTCGCGGGTTCGACGCCAACCCAGTTGCCAAGCGTGGCATTAGTCAACGGCGCAACCCTCATCGCCAGCACAACTAATGCCGGAGTGATTATGTGCGGTTATCACGGAACTCTGACAAACAAGAATGACGGAACTGGTACTGGCTGGCAACTAAACCCCGGGCAGCCGTTACCGGGGTTGGCTATAACCAATCTGAATCAGCTCGACATCATGACGGCAAACGGTAACCTTTCGATCACCGACTTCATCTGCTACGCGGCAAACTAAAATGACAGCACCTAATACCCCCCCGGGCGCGCCATACGGCAACCGTCAAGCAAATTTGATCGCTAATCGTAGCAGGCGTATTACCATGAGCGGGGATTCTCGTACTCGCTTACAAGAATATGCGATGGGTACGACATCACCTACCTTTGTCCGGGCTTCTGGTGTGGTCACTGCCAATCTCGGGCAAGCGCATAATCTTGTCACGAATAATCAAATCTACATAGAGAACTTGGCTGACGCTGGCGGCACGAACGACTTCACCGGCTGGTTCACCATCACGCGCACTGGTACGAATACCTTTACATATCCTGATGCTCGCCCTGATGCTACCGCATCATGGGGAAGCGTCAATGGGCGTTCAAGCGGAATCTACAATGAGCAATACACCGGTTTCGCGGCATGGTTTGAATATACCAACGCGCTGTATTGCAATGCTGCTTTGCGTAACATCAAGAATGTCGCATTCTCGGGGGCAAAGATTGCAGATCAATTGGCGAATATGTCCGTCGTAGTGGCGCAAAAACCCGACTTGCATATCGCCGGCCCGCTTGGTGTCAACGACTTGAATACTCGTACGCTGGCCCAGATGTACGCCGATACCTTAGCTAACTACGCGGTACTGCAAGCGGCTGGTATTCCTATTGTTCATATCTCGGAAGTGCCGTTTATGAACTCTGGCAGCGGGGGTGCAATCTTTAGCGCTGCCAATGTTGTAAAGCAGTTGGAATTTAACAAGTTGATGGAGTCATACTGTGCGGTAACTCCAGGTATGGAATACGTGGACGCATATTCACTTTATGTTGATCCATTAAGTTCGCCAGCAGGTCAGGCAAAGGCTAACTACACAAAGGACGGTCTGCATCCAAGTCCATGGTCATGCCGCCAAGCTATTGCACCGGCGCTTGGCCCTGTACTGCAAAAACTTTTCCCTGCGGTGCCGTCGCGCCTACCTTCGTCCAATGCAGATAACTTCGCGTACTCCAGTACCTCCAACAATCTAACAAGTGTCGGTTGGGCATCGACGGCAGGCGGCTCGACCAGCGGCAGTACGGCCACCATCACCGGTCTCACCGTCTGCGCCAACATGCAAGTGGTGGCGACTGGCCCGACTGCGACCTGCACCGGCGCGCCGACATTACGTGCTGATGGTTTCGGTTATGACCAAGTTTGCGTATTCACTGCTGGAGCTTCTGGGGATGCTTTAGCCATTTATGGTGAGAATATCTCAACCAGTGGCAAAGCCAACGTCAATGACTTGTTGACGGGACGTTGTGCCATATCCCTTGCGGGGGTGAGCGGTTCAAAGCTGAAACAGTTTCAGATTTCTCTGGTTATTGACGATAATGTGTCGATCAATAGCTATTCCACCGTCTTCACCGGAAGTGGCTTGTCTTCGGCCATCTTCGGGACGGACGATTTCAGCATCCCAATCAAGATGCCGCAAGCTATTGTGCATAGCACCGCTGGACACATTCGACTGTCATTTTCTTGCTCTTTCGATGGGGCTGGTACAGCATTAACTGTGAAATTTGGTCGTCAGGGGATCATTAAAAATGAGACGTAACTTATATTTTCTCCTGCCGCTATCCACCACCACGCTTTCCGATACGGTGAGTCAGGCGTCGCAGGCAACTTTGTCGGTGAGTGCCGATACCACGCTGAATCTGGTGGCGCAAGCCACGTTCAGCGCGGGCACGGTATCCGCCTATGGCACTATCAGTGCGGTACGTGTGGCCTGATTGGGAAGCAACCAAAGTCCTGCGTTTTACCGGCGCAGGACGTGGATGCTTATTCAGCTTCGGCCAGAGCCTTCATATCGCGCAAAGCATCGGCATTGTTGAGGTATAACTGAACTGGGCTGATTTCGTAGCCGCTTGCCTTGTAGATCAGCATCGCGGCCAGCTCAGTATTGTGAAAGTTCTCCAGCGCCTTACCTTCTTCGCCAGCCAGATTCACAACCCAGCCAGCGCGGCAGTGTGTGATCTCGCAGGTGTGCCAAGTCGTCATATCCAGCGATTCTGAAGTTGCAGTCGCGGCGGCATAGACTTTCTTGTGAATATCTTCAATGATCGGAACTTTTGGTGCACCAGAAGTGCTTTCAACTGGCTTGGCATTGCGAACATAGGAGCAGCCGGAGCAGTCGGAGCAGCCGGAGCAGTTAATGCAATATTTGCAATTTTTCAATGATTCCAGCGCCGCACGCGCAGCCTCTTCGCTGCCAAAATATTCCACGCTGCATTTGTTTCCGTTTGCGTCTTCGATCCAAGTAGCCATTTCGATTCCTTTCGGGTTGAGGTAGGGTTTCAATATAAAAGCCCTGTCTAGCAGGGCTATGGGTGAGGTAATTTGATGTGATTAGCCGTAGCCGTAGCCGGAGCCGTAGCCGTAGCCGGAGCCGGAGCCGGAGCCGTAGCCGTCGCCGTAGCCGGAGCCGTAGCCGTAGCCGTCGCCGTAGCCGTAGCCGTAGCCGTAGCCGGAGCCGGAGCCGTAGCCGTAGCCGTCGCCGTAGCCGTAGCCGTAGCCGTAGCCGTAGCCGGAGCCGGAGCCGTAGCCGTCGCCGTAGCCGGAGCCGTAGCCGGAGCCGTCGCCGGAGCCGTCGCCGTAGCCGTAGCCGTAGCCGTAGCCGGAGCGCCAGATTTTTTTAGTAACCATGGATTTGCTCGCGCACACCGTCTGCAACAGGGATCAGCTCGCAGACGCCGGTCAGGTAGATTTCAGGATTAATCACGTCCAGCTTGCTGCCGCCCTTCTTCAGCCCATGCTGGGCCACGCCGGACAGGGCTACGCCATCCTTGGCCGTCCAGTTCCACAGGTGGCGCGAATTTTTCAGGATGACATTCTCGCCATCCACGCTGGCAACCTCACCAGCATGCACGCCAGCAGAATAGCAGCGAGCGATCACGTAAAGGCCTACGAATGGGTGTTCTTTGCTCATGGTTTGATTCTCCTATGTTGTTTGATGAGAGAAACCCTCTCAGCCCCAAAGCCGCGTCATGCGCGGCGATGGGTGGTGCTGTGGGTGGCGGATCAGATCATGCGGCCATGCACGTGGTAGTAGGCAGCGGCCCAGCTGTTTGCGCGCACGATGACCAGATTGCCAAAGCCATCGTCGAGCAGGTTGTAGACCAGCATCGGGGCCATGTTGGTGAGAAGTTCCATGATCCAATCCTTTCAGTTAAGCGCCCACGAAGGGCGCGGGTGGGTTAGGCGGCGAAACGTTTTGCGGCGGCGGCTTTCATTTCCTCGATACGCTTAGCGCTTTGTTTTGGGTTCAAAGTGCGGCGGTCACGGATCGAAGCTTTGGTATAGAAAAGTTCTTTTCCGCCTACGAAACGCTCCATAGCGCTGCCGTCAGTAAAAACAAACATGACGCCTTTTTGGCATTTATCGGTTCCTCGCTGTATGCTATACGATGCGCTGATTTCCATGATTTCTTCCTCTCATCCATCGCCGCGCCCAGTGCGCTGCGTCCATGTAGAGATAATACATAAAGAATCACATGCGGTAAAGCACATTTTGAGAAATTTCTGAGCGTGTTAGGATTTCGCAACAGAGAGGGAACATGCCAACTATCACGCTACCGGATTTGCACGAAGGGCAAATTGACATCTTCATGAATCGGGGCCGATACAATGCGGTCCGGTGTGGCCGTCGATTTCGGCAAGACTAAGTTCATGGTCACAATGGCCGCCGACCGTTGTGTGAAGAAAAAGAAAATCGGCATCTTTACCCCCGAGTACCGACAAGGTGCGGAGCCTTGGCGCGAGCTGAAAGGAATTCTGCGCCCAATTCGCGATACCTTCAACCGCTCTGAAGGCGTCATGCTGGTGACGACTGGCGGACAGATTGACTTCTGGACGCTTAACGACAATGATCTGGCAGGTCGAGGCCGCGAGTATCACGAAGTCCATATTGATGAAGCCGCATTCACGAAAAAGAACATGCGCGACATCTGGGATAAGGCAATCAAGCCCACGATGCTCACGACCAAGGGCAGCGCATGGGTCTACTCTACGCCAAACGGGAACGACCCCGAGAACTTCTTTTTCCAGGCCTGCAATGATGCTGAGTTGGGATTCACGCAGCATCACGCGCCCACTGCAAACAATCCATATGTGCCGCTGGATGAACTGGAGAAGGAGCGCAAGGGAAATCACCCGTTAGTCTTCCGTCAGGAATTCCTTGCGGAGTTCGTTGATTGGTCTGGCGTGGCATTCTTCAGCGCTGATAAGCTGCTGGTGGATGGGCAGCCTATTATCTGGCCTGAAAACGTCGATTATGTCTATGCCACGATTGACAGCGCGGTAAAGGCGGGGCAGGAGCATGACGGCACCGCTGTAACTTACTGGGCGCGCTCAAAGCACTTCGGCCATCCGCTTGTGATTCTCGATTGGGATATTGTCCAGATTGAGGGCGCTTTGCTGGAAACATGGCTCCCCACCGTGCTTGAAAATCTGGAAATGATGGCACGCATATGCAAGGCTACATACGGCTCTGCTGGCACTTTTATTGAGGACAAGGCTAGTGGCACCATCCTATTGCAGCAAGCGGCGCGGCGCGGCCTTCCTGCCACTGCAATCGACAGCAAACTGACTGCGGTTGGTAAGGATGAGCGCGCCATCAGCGTTTCCGGCTATCTCTACCGAGGCGAGATCAAGATATCCCAGCGTGCCTATGATAAAGTGACCACCTTTAAAGGCCAGACAAGAAACCATCTCATGACACAGGTGACGGGGTTCAGGATCGGAGATAAGGACGCGGCGAAGCGCGCTGATGACTTGCTGGACACCTTTACTTACGGAATCGCAATTGGTCTGGGCAATAACGAGGGTTACTAAATGAGCGAAAACGCCAGTATCGATGTCAACGGTTCAGTGCTTGGCACGTCGCTTCAGAAGATGCTTGAGGCTGACGGAATCCAACCTGGCAGCGCCCCTGGCTATGAGCTATGCAAGCAAATCTATCTCTATCATCCGCTTGGCAAGAAAATGGCGGATGCGCCGGTCAGCAAGGCCCAAAGCCAGCAGCGCGAGATTTCCATTCCTGGCTCGCCGGAAGATGACGTGAAAAAGGCCTTCAATGAGGAATGGGAAGCCATCGGAGCTGATCGTCTGATTTTCAGCACCATGAGCCAGTCTCGCGTTTATGGCATCTGCTCGCTGGCCTATGGGGCTGTCGGGAAGAAGCCTAGCGACATCATTGACCCCAAAGACTTTGCATCGCTGGAGATGTTTTTCAGCGTGTTTGATCCGCTGAACACAGCTGGTAGCTTGGTGACGAGCCAAAATCCAAACTCCCCAGATTTCCAAAAGCACAGCGGCATTGCGGTTTCTGGCGAGGCCTACCACCGCTCGCGCAGCGTGACGGTGATGAATGAGGAGCCGATTTACATCAGCTACACATCTTCCGCCTTTGGTTTCGTTGGTCGCTCTGTCTATCAGCGCGCTCTGTTCCCGCTGAAGACCTATATTCAGTCGATGGTGACGGATGACATGGTGGTCCAGAAGGGCGGCCTGCTAATCGCCATGATGAAGCAAGCCGGGTCCATTGTGGACAACATGATGGCAAAGGTATCGGGCTTCAAGCGTACGCTGCTTCAGCGCGGCAAGACTGGCAATGTCCTAACCATCGGCCACGAAGACAAGATTGAAACCCTTGACCTGAAAAATAGCGAAATCGCGCTGACTGCGGCGCGCAAGAATGTACTGGAGAACTGCGCGGCCGCTGCCGATATGCCCGCCAGCATGCTGAATAACGAAACCTTTGCGGAAGGCTTTGGCGAAGGCACCGAGGACGCTAAAAACGTCGCTCAGTACATTCAAACAATCCGCGAGGAAATGCGCCCACTGTATCAGTTCCTCGACAATATTGTGATGTACCGCGCATGGAACAAAGAATTCTACAAGACCATCCAGGCGAAGTATCCAGACGAATATGGAAGCATGGATTACATGACCGCCTTCATGAGCTGGAAAAACGCTTTCACTGCGATTTGGCCGTCGCTGCTGATTGAGCCAGAGTCGGAACTGGTCAAGGTGGATGAAACGAAGCTCAAAACGGTTGTGAGCATCGTGGAAGTAATGGCCCCTCAAATGGATCCCGAGAACCGCGCCCGTGTGCTGATCTGGGCGGCTGACAATATCAACGAGATGAAGCGCATGTTTACTGTGCCGCTCAACCTTGATTATGATGCGCTGGCCGCGTATGAGCCGCCAGCGCAGCCAGAGATGGCCGAGCCAAAGCCAGAAAATCTATAAAATGAAAATTTTCATTTTATCAATGATTGCCGGGACACTTGGAGAGATATGCTGCAAACTCGCCGCCCAGCAACAAGGAGAAATTTCCTGGGCGCTGAGAGGTGCTGCCTTCTTATGCTGGGGGTGTGGTGCTTTTTGGTGGACTCATATCTATAAGACACGCAATATCTTAGAAACAATAGCGTGGTATGCGCCAACACAGACCGTGATTTTAGCGGCGATAAGTATCATTTATCTCAAAGAGCCACTCACATGGAAGTTATTGGCAGCATTGCCAATGACTATTGCTTGCATTATTTTGCTGAATTAATTCTCACATGTGAGGAAAATGAATTTTCAAGAAACAATTACAGCGGCAATCAGCGATGTCGAAGAGCATGGCTATGATTCTCAGGCCCGCATAGATGGCTGGCTTGAGCGGATAGAGCAGGCTGCGCGCTTGGCGATGCTGCCAGAGGCCCAGGTGCAAGAACTGCTCAACCGCACCATTCGCGGCATCTATACGAAGATGATTACGCGCAGGGGCGCGCTGGCGCTTCACAAAGGCATAGCATCCTTTACGCTGGATCAAGTCAAGCCAAAGCTGCATGCGGAGCTGGAGCGCCGACTGATGGCAAGCGCGAACCTCATCAAATTGAATCGTGAGCAGATGATTGCCAAGACCCGGCAGCGCTTTATGGGCTGGGCAACGTCGGTCCCTGCGGGCGGCAGTGACGCGGTAGACAAAAGACAGGTAAAGGAAGACCTAAAAAAAGCGCTCAAGCAACTGCCTTACGAAGAGCGCCGCGTGCTGATTGACCAAGGCCACAAGTTCACATCAGCCTTGAATAGCATCATCGCCACGGACGGCGGTGCGATTGCTGGCGAATGGCATTCGCACTTCCGGCAGCCTGGATACGATTATCGCGAAGACCACAAAGAGCGCGACGGCCATGTGTACTTAATTCGCGACTGCTGGGCGCAGCAGCAGGGGCTTGTGAAAGTCGGGAATGATGGTTATACAGACCAAATCACAGAGCCGGGCGAGGAAGTATTTTGCCGATGCGCTTACAGTTACATATATGCAATACGAAGCCTGCCGGAATCCATGCTGACCGCAAAGGGCCGCGAAGCTTTGAAAGTAAGGTAACATTGCGCCCATGCCAGCCACTAGCCCAGCTCAAGAACGATTAATGCAAGCCGCCGCCCATACTCCGGGCGGCTATGGCGGCGTTCCGCAAAACGTAGGAAAAGAATTTGTAGGTGATTCCTCAAAGCGCATTCAGGCCGCTGGGATTGCTTTCATGGCTGGCGGCAAAGTGCTGCTCATGAAGCGCGGCGACGGTGGCGACTATGCAGGTCACTGGGCATTCCCTGGCGGCCACATAGAGCCGGAGGAGGGGGCGGAAGAGGCAGCGCGGCGCGAAGTGCTGGAAGAGGCAGGATATTCCACCACCGGAGCTATCCGCAATATCGCCTTCACGGATAATGGTTATTGCCAATTCACTCTTTTTGGCAAAAACTGCCAAGAATTCGCCCCGGTCCTAAACGACGAGAATACTGAATTCATTTGGGCTGCCCCAGATGAATATCCGGAACCACTGCATCCCGGAACAAAACTTATCTTGGATGGCAATGCCCTCGACCAAATCGACGTCTCGAAAATGACCGAATTGGACATAGCTCGCATGATTGCATCCTGCGAACTGACCAGTCCGCAGCGCTGGGCGAACATGTCCCTGTTCGCATTGCGCATCACTGGAACCGGCACGGCTTACCGCAGCGCGCATGATGAATATGTCTACCGCCCACCAGAACTTTATCTGAATGACGAATTTTTGCAGCGCTGTAATGGCCTGCAAGTAATTTGGGTACATCCGCCAGAAGATCGGCTCGACAGCGAAGAATTCCGCAAACGAACAATTGGTGCTATTCTCTTGCCCTATATACAGGGTGATGAAGTCTGGGGCGTCGCTAAGATTTACGACGATGTGGCAATTCAGATTATGTCTGACCCAGAAAGACCGCTATCCACTTCACCAACGGTTGTATTTAGAGAGACTGACGGGAATAGTGAGGTAACACTAGATACAGGTGAAAAGCTATTAATTGAGGGCCGTCCCTTCCTTCTCGATCATTTAGCAGTCTGCGAATATGGCGTGTGGGATAAGGGCGGCAACCCAAAGGGCGTTTTGAATTCAACCAGTGAGGCACTGAAAATGACGGAAGAAGAGAAAAAGGCAGAGGAAAAGGCTAAGGCCGATGCCGAATTGGCAGAGCTGAAAGCGAAAGCTGACGCTTATGATGGCCTCATGAAGGCTAAGGCAGATGCCGAAGAAGAGGCCAAGAAAAAGGCCGAAGAAGAGGAAGAAACCAAGGCCAAGAAAGTCGCCGCCGACTCCGAAGAGGAAAAGGCTAAAGCTGACGCCGCCCGCATTGACAAGGCCATCGCTGACGGCGTTGCTGCTGGTCTGAAGGCCATCGAAGCGCGCCTGCCAAAAGCTCGCTCCGACGCTGATTTCGCTGCCATGGCATCCGCTCAGGCTCGCGCTGATTCCGTCGCTCACGCCTTCGGCAAGTCGGCTCCGCGTCCATTGGATGGCGAAGACCTGACCGGCTATCGCCAGCGCCTGCTGAGCGACTTCCAATCGCATTCTCCGAGCTGGAAGGGCGCGAAGCTGACCGATATCAGCGACTCCGCCGTGCTGGATATCGCAGAGAAGCAAATCTATGCCGATGCCATGATTGCCGCGAACACTCCCGGCGCTCCTTCTGGTGGCGGCCTGCGTGAAGTCAAGAACCGCTCCGATGCTGGTCACTCCATCAGCATGTTCTACGGCGACCCTTCGGCATGGATGAGCAAGTTCAAAATGCCAACCCGTCGCGTCACTCACATCAACAAAGGAGCGTAAGCCATGGTAGCGAACGTAGCAGGCTTTAACCCGATGTTGACGACCAATGCAGCCGGTTCGTTCAACATTCAAACGGACGGCTATGTCCAAGGCGTAGCGATGGATGAACCATCGATCCGCAACACCCTGGCTGGCGGCATTCTGGCATCGACCGAAACACTGCCGATGTGGGGCGGCGTAGCGATCAGTGAATCGCTGCTGGCCGACGCAAGCGGTGGTAACGTGATGGGCAACAGCATCACTCGCGCCGCCAGTGTTGGTAATATCACCGGCTTCTCGGTGTTCAATCAAGCCTTCAATGCCATCAACAACCCGCAAAGCAAAGTGCCCACACTGGGTTCCGGCATGACCACTCATTTCCACCGACTGGGCAGCGGCGCACGCATCGCGGTGGCCTGCGATCCATCGCTGGTATCGCTGAATGGCGGGCTGGTCACGCAACAGGTCAGCTGGGACTTCAATAACCAGTTGCTGCAACCATACGTTGCTTCGACTCCAACCGTTACCATCTCCAGCATGACTCCGACCTTCAACGCTTCCACTGGTGTATGGACGATTGCTGTGGTGACTGCGGCGGCTGCTGATGTGGGCGCTGTCGGCGATGCGATCAACATCAGCGGTGCCACCAACTCCGGCACTGCTGGTAATTCGGTCGTCAATGGTAACTTCATCGTGAGCGCCTTCACCGATAACCAGCACTTCAGCTTCCAAGTGAGCGGCCTGAATTCCGGCAGCATCGGCACTATCGCTGGTTCGCCAGTCCTGAACCAAGGCGTCGGCGCTCTGAATGTCCGCATTCTGAACGTCAACCAGGGTAACAGCTTGACTGTTTCCTACAATCCCAATACCAACTTCGCGAACTGGAACCCTAACGGCTCCTGCGCGCTGATCTTGATTTAAGGAGCAAAACCCATGTTCAGCGCACCATCCTATGCACTGGTTCATCCGAGCTACGTCATGCCAGAAACCGTCCTGCAATATTCGCAGGCTTCGGGCGCATTCGCACTGCTGGCCGGCGAAAATCCGCAGGCTCGTTTGAGCGAAGGTGATAAATACGTCTATCTGAAAAAGGCCAACATCCGCACTAAGACCAATGCCGGCCAAGCGGCCTTCAACCAGCTCAACGGCGTGTCCATTACCATGGATATGATGTCCACGCCTACCTATCTGCTGCGCATGCGTGCCGAGTACGACCACCACGACACCGCTGCCGCCGCCAATTGGGGCATGGGCCTGGACAACGCGTACCGCATGGGTATGCGCCAGGGCATCTTCCAAAGCATGCGTAACGGCCTGCTGTATGGCTTCAACCCATCCTTTGGCGAAGGCATCGTCAATGGCGTCGGCACCACTTCGGTGAACCTGCCAGCGGACCAGAACGGCAATACCACCATTGCGACCTATGACAATGGCGCGCTGGCCTTCTTCCTGCTGCAAATTGTGTCGGCGCTGAAGTCGCGCACCTTGCAACTGGGCATGCCGGTCAAAGTGACGGTGATCGGCCCTCAGCGCGTTCTGGGCGCGATGGAGTATCAGAACATCGTCCAGCTGACCCAGTTCCAACGTACCGGCGCTGGTACTGAAACCACCAAGGGAGTGCTGCAAAACGTCCTTGGCATGAACGGCGATACCCTGGAATGGGGCTACGACGACACCCTCATTGGCAAAGGTGCTGGCGGCAACGACCTGATTATCATCAGCGTGCCAGAGCTGGATATCCCGGACGAATCCGGCATCAACACCAATGAGTTTGCCAAGGTGACTCCAAGCCTGCGTGACTGCAATTCCATGTTCTGCGACATGGCAGCGCCACGCGAAATCCGTTCGCCACTGGCAGGCGGCGCGACCGATGTAGTGAGCGAGCTGCGCACTACTCCGGGCTGGACCATTCGTCCAGAAGCGACCACGCTGCTCAGCGCTAAGTACCAGTAAGCAACGGCGGCATGTTACGATAAGAGGGCTGGCCTTTGTGTCAGCCCTTTTTAATTATGGAGCCAAGCCATGCCTAAACTGTACGTCGCAAACTGCACCAAGCAAGACCACCACTTCCTCTTCCGTGTGCCAGAAATCAATCGTGAATCCCCATTCCACATGAAAATCGGTGTGGGGAAATGCGAACAGATTTACAAAGAAGACAGCACCGATGTGCTGGATGCCATTATCCGCCAGCATACGGATTATGGCCTGGTCCGCGTCGATGAAGTAGACCGCACCAAAGAATTCATCGGCATGTGCTACCAGATCGACAAGCCTATCAATGTGGATGCAATTGTCCGCGCCATCAACCACAATGATGAAGTACTGGCCCAGCGCGGCGTGGAGCTGCGCAAGGAAACCGCTGTAGCCATTTCCGAACAGGCGGCGCGAGAAGCCCGCGAAGTTGGCGGCGCGCTTACCTCCATGGAGGTGAGTATCGAAGAGGTTGTTGAAAATGGCGACACTGCGAAAATCAATGAAAGCGTCGAAGTGGTAGCTGAAGGCCAAGCCCCACGAAGCCGCCGCGCTCAAAAATAATCATGGCAGACACCGCCAGCTATTTGGCATTTATCCGGGAGCAGGGCGTAACAACCGCTCAGCTTCCCGATAACTCGCTTTATATTCAAACGTCATACAACATTGCTATCGCATTAGTCTATGAAGTCATTGCGTGCGTTTCGACGGTGATCTATGACCAATGTGTGTACAACCTGGCATTTGACCGCTTGGTGAATATCGCAATAGATCAGACAGGGCAAACGATCTTCGCTGATCTTCGCAAGGCAAACGGTTTAAATACCTTTGTTGGCGGTGTTATCCAATCCAGCTCTGATGTCAGCACCAGTGAATCGATGGTCGTACCGGACTTCGCGAAAACCCTGACTCTATCGGATTTGCAGCGTCTGAAAACGCCTTGGGGACGCGCATATTTGGAGCTGGCGCAGAGCGCTGGTCCATTGTGGGGATTGACATGAAATTGCATCTTGGCGTTGTGGATATTCCTTATCGAGCCAACGGGCCGATTAAGAGCGGCAAGAAAAAGCCAAGGTTCAATGCGGGCGCGACCACTACGGGATTCGTTGCCCAAATCCTCGAAGATAAATATTCGGTCATGCAGAACTTCGCAGACTTGCACATGAACGATATAGCAGAGCTTCTGACAATCGGTATGGCTGAATCGGTCGAATCTCTCATGCAGGGTGCGCCGCCATCGCTAAAGCCGTTTGGGCAGCCGGAAAGCGAGATAGGGCAGCTTTTCCGCACATATCTGGATCAGAGCGAGATTCGGCAAACCGGACAGCCTGGAGTGCCAACAGAGGCCGCTTTGAAGGGTGTCAATCACCGCTTGAAGAATAAGCGCGGCCCGGTGCGGCCCGACTTTATAGACACGGGCCTTTATCAGGCCAGTTTCCGCGCATGGATTGATTGATGCCAAACGTGAATGAGGCGCAGAACGCCGGAACCCCTTTAAACGCCTCGCTTGAGGCTGGCATTGACGTTCTATCGCTTAGCCAAGAAGTCGTTTTTACTCAGTATCAGCGCGAAGTTCTACCGCTGGATGGGTTCATTTTCTGGCTTCGCACATCGACAACGAAAACGATTCAAGGGTCACTGCATTACAGCATCAACAGCGAGCAGCGCGAGGATGAATCTATTGCCCTGCGTTCGGTAATCTTCACGGCTAGAGAGCAGGTTGACGACCTCGCCGCCATCGCTCCAAATATGCTTTGGGTTGCGCAGGTAGACGAGGATTATTACGCTTTCTCGCAGCAGGGGAATTTTTACGAGCAGGCTGGAATTTATCATTACCAGGGCTTTGCGGTATGGCCTGCGATGCAAAGCCAACTCATTGACAACATCAATGACTTGAATCCGGGTGAGGCCGTGGTGTCGAATAGCTTGCCGTTCTGGCTGACGCTGAATGCGATTATGCCGGTCTACCCATCGTTCTTGATCCCGCAAGATATCCGCCCACCTTATGCGGCTATCCACATCGATCCTGCGACGACGCGGGCAATTCAAGCTGCGCCCTTGCTGGACTATGAGCTCTCGCATTTCCAGCTCACGCAGGAGACTGTCAAGATCACGATGTATGGCGTGCGCAATAACGAAGCACTCGATTATCTGGATTACATCTGCCAATACAGCCTGTCCAGCGATGCCTTCGGCATCATGAACATGCCAGTGGTTCGGGACGAAAAGCGCACGCAAAGCGAAACGACAACCATTGCTCAGAAAAAAAGCATAGAATTCGAAATTAATTATTACCAGACACGTCTCAATAATGAGACGCGTCAGTTTATACTGAAGACCATTCAGAATTACATCATCAACCCGTTATAGGTGACGAAATGCCACAAAACCCGCTGAGCCTGAATACCGTCAATCCCGCTGGCGCTCTGGTTGCCAACCAGGCTGATTTGGGTGGCGCATTGCGCACCACCACCACGCCAAAACTCACCGCGCTTGGCGTTGCCGCAGCATCCATCATTAAGGGCGGCCCTGGGCGCGTCCAGCGTATCAATGTGGTTGTCCCAGGCAGCACCGCTGGCGGCGTGTATGACTGCCTGACCACGCAAGCGGCTGCGACCTCCAATCAAATCGCCAGCATTCCCCCGCTGAGCACTGCGCAGATCGGCGCGCTGACCGTTGATGCCAATGCCGCCACCGGCATCGTGGTCATTCCTGGCACCGGCCAAACCCTGGCTGTAATCTACGAATAAGGCGCACACATGTCTATCGTAACGCTTAACGTAAGCACTCAAACAGCGCCAGCGCCGAGCACGCTACAGCGTACTGGCGCTCTCGTTTCCCATGGCGGCACTAGCCTCGCATCGGGCGCGAAGTCCCTGCTGTATGGCAAGAGCGATCTGACCGCGATTCTCGCAGGCGCTGTGACGGTTACTAGCGCTACCTGGGCATCGAACGTGCTCACGGTGAATACTGCTACTCCGCACGGCTTCACTACCGGCGATACCGGCACCACTTCCGGTTTCACGCCGTCGGCGTTCAACATCACCGCCGCCATGACCGTGACGGGCGCATCGTCGTTTACCATGCCGCTGCTCTCCAATCCCGGAACCACCAGCGCGGTGGGCGTCGTAACCGATGCCGATGTGTCCGAAATTACCGCAATGGTGAATACCTATTTTGCACAAGGCTCGGCAGCGCCGGTCTACGTGCTGGAAATGGGGCATGGCACAAATACCGCTGGCGTCACGGCGCTGACTACGTACATCACCGCCAATCCCGGAGCATTCTATGAGTACCTGATCCCTCGCGGCTGGGATGCTGAAGCGGGCATGGTAACTTTGGCGAGCGCCTACACCTCTGCCACTGCCGAAGTCTATTTCGGCATCACTGCAACGCTGAGCACTTACGCATCATTTGCAACCCTCAAGTCTGCTCGCCTGATGATCGAAGCACCAGGAATCCCGGCTACGGAATTCACTGCTGCTGCGCGCCTGTATAACGTGCTGAAGGAAAACCCGAGTCCAACGAATCAGGTTGCGCCGTTCGCTTACCGCTTCCTGTTCGGCGTGACCTCATATCCGGCGACCGCCACGCAAAAGGCGACCTTCAAGGCAGCCAATCTGGACTATGTGACGGATGGTTCTGAGGGCGGCATCAGCAACAAGATTCTGGCGTTGGGCGTCAATGCTGATGGCAACCCGATCAACTATTGGTACTCGGTTGATTCGATGCAGATCAATCTGGATACCGATCTGGCCGCAGAAATCATCAACGGGTCTAACAACCCTCAGGCACCGTTGTACTACAACCAGGCTGGCATCAACCGCTTGCGCATCAAGGCGGCGCAGCGTGCGGCGAATCAGGTGGGCAGCGGCCTTGCTGTCGGCCCGGTGACGCAATACCAACTGACGGCGGCTGATTTTACTGCGCTGCTGAATAGCGGGACTGCGCCTGTCGGTGTGCTGGTTAACTCGGTCCCGTTCTCGTCCTATGTGGCGCTGAACCCGAACGACTACCCAATCGGCCTGTACACCGGCCTGTCGATCAGCTACACCCCGGCGCGCGGCTTCACGAATATCACCGTGAACCTGAACGTTTCGAACTTCATCCCGACCGCATAAGGTAAGCCATGCCAATCGCAAATCCAATGATTCCACAAGGCACGCTTAACCGCCTGCGCGGTAGCGTGTCGATTCCAGCATTCCCGGCGTTGAATGTGACGGCGCCATATCTCGGGAAGGCTGGCATTTCACTGGCCTTGGAAGGGAATACCACTACGTTCATCCCGTCCATGACTGGCGCTGTGACTTCCCCGGAGCCGTTCCTGATGGCGAATGTGACCATCAATTTGCTGCGCACTCAAGGCCTTGCCGATCAGTACAAGGCGAAGATGGAGGCAAACGCTCAAATCGGGGAATTCACCGTCAATTCGGATTCGTCCGTGCTCGGCACTTTCACGATCTATAACGGCGCTATCCAATCCATTGCGCCGCTGGTGATCGACGGCCAGGATGCGGGCTATGCTGTCACGCTGGGTGGCTACTACTACGTGAATAACTCCACCTGGAATGTCTAATGAAGATCGATAAGCAGCTCAATCTAGTCTGCCCAATCGAAACCGATAGCGGCGTTGTGTATATCCACTCAACGCCAATCGGGCGAGAAGTTTTTGAAAAATACTTCCTCCCGCTATCCAAGACCTTTGGGGCGATCTTTACCGAAGGCCTGCAAGTTGTAGCCGGACCTCGCGTGGCAGCAATGCTGCTGAAAAAGGTTTCGATTGAGGATGGCGTATGGGATGGTCCGCAAGGCGTATCCAGCGGCCTCATGGAAGAGATTCGCCGCCTGTCTAATGTGGCAGTGCCTACCGATGCTGGATGGGCCACGCTGCCGCTGTATGACGCTCTGGCGAAAGGACATCTTGAGCAGCGCGACGTAGACGAGGCCGAAAACGCCATCGTTTTTTTTACCTGCATTTCGTTGATGTGCAAACGATCCGAGGCGGCGACGTTTGTAACTGGGATGAGCGAGATTTGGGGTACGCTGACTACCTCGTCCAATGTTACGGAATACGCACGTTCCTTGCCGATGTTGACCGAGACCGGGACTTCCTCTCCCGAGGTGAAACCCTCGTCAATTCCTGCCTGAGTTACCTTGCCAACGAGGGTTTCTCGCGGTATTTTTCTACCCTCGTTGACAACCACAACTTCAGGGATGCGCACGAATTTCGACAGCGCTATCTGATTCAAGCCATGGAGCGGAAAGGCCCATTCGGATGGTAGCGAAAAGCATTCTTGAGATTGACATCGCCGATTCCTCTTATGAGGCGTTCCAGGCCAAATTTCTCAAGTACCAGGAGCAGGTGGCAAAGCAGCCATCCGCATGGAAGCGCGTAGGCGAAGCTGCCAAAGGTACTGGCAGTGAGTATGTCAAGCTGGGCAAGACAATCGCCGAAACCGTCAAGGGAATCCAGTATGCAGCGAACCGCCAGCAGGCTTTCGCTGTAGCCGCCGCTGGCACTGCGCGAACTTTCGTGGGGATGGTCAAAAGCACAAAGCAGCTTGTGGGCAATTTGAAGGATGGTGCGGCCATGTTGATTAAGTGGTCCGGCATCATCGGCCTGATATCTGGCGTAGTCGGTGCTGGCGGCTTATTTGGCATTGCTCGTTTGGCCTCTTCCGCATCCCAGCAACGCCGCGACTCGCAGGGGCTTGGCGTATCTGGTGGCGAGCTGAGCGCGGCGCAGATCAACTATCAAAAGCTGGTCAACGTTGACGATATGCTAGGGCGCATCAATGAGGCCCGCAACGATGTGAACAAGCGCTGGGCTTTCAAGGCTGCTGGAATCAATCCCGCTGATATGCAGGGCAAAAGCAATGCAGAAGTGCTGACGATGCTCATCCCAGCGCTGAAAAGCACGTTTGAGCGCTCAGGAGGCACCCTACAGGGCGCGCAAGCCCATGGCTTGACCGAGTTTGCAGACCTGTCCACTTTGACGCGCCTGAAGGCCGTAAGCAAGGAAGAACTTGACGCGACCGAACAGGCCTACCGCGCATCTGTAAAACAGCTATCGGTGGCTGACAACGTCAACCGCGCATGGCAGCAACTTGAAATCACTTTCAAGAATACCGGCTCGGCCATCGAAAAGCTGTTCAAGGAAAAGCTGGTATCTCTGAGCGGGCCTCTTGGTCAGCTTTCCGAGGCATTCACAAAGGCTGTGAAAGTTTTCCTCGACAGCCCGAAGATCGGGAAGTGGATCGGTGAAATTTCCACCGGGCTGGAAGCCTTCGCAAAGTATCTCACCTCAGATAACTTTTCCAAGGATGTCAATTCGTTCTTGGATGCGCTTGACGAGATGGGCGGCAGACTGGTTAAAGCGGCGCAGTTCCTCGGCAAAGTGTTTAACATCGGATCAGAGAAGACCCTGAAGGCAAGCGAATATCACAAGCTGGATGAGCTGAGGAAAATCAATAAGCCATTGGCCGAAGCGATGCAATACCGCCTTGAGAATCCAGAAGCTGCAAAAGAGAAGGGCGACAAGTTCAACGCTCGAAGCGGCTTTGCGCTCAAGCGGAATAGCGAGGTGGAGCGCCAGAACATTCAGGATGCGATCAATGGCGCAGATGGCGCGCAGGTAAAGCAGCTCTTGGAATCGCTTGGGATATCGACCGCCACACAGAGCGCCAGCGGCAAGATTAAACCGTTTGCGGGGCAAGCTAAAGCCTTACCTGGAAGCCAATCTGATGCGCAGCGCGAAAAGGAAAATGGCTTGCGTAATGGGCTGCTATCCGCGATGGAATGGAAGGAATCAAAATACAATCCTCGCGCTATAGGTCCAATGACAAAATATGGGACAGCAAAGGGAGCATTCCAGTTTCTGGATTCCACTGCTGGGGAATATGGCATAACTGATCCGTTCAACCGAGAGCAAGAAGCAGATGCAGCAGCTCGTAAAATGGGGGGGTTGCTAAAGCGTTACAAAGGCGATCTTTCCAAGGCGCTGTCCGCGTACAATTGGGGCGAAGGAAATCTTGATAAGTTCGGGATGGAGAATCGCCCGGCTCAGACACGCGATTACGTGACATCGATTCTCGGCCGCCTTGAGCAGACGATTTCCCGCGCTGTGGATCGCGGCCCGGCACGTCAAAGCTCGGGAGGTGCGCAGACTTTCAGGATTGAAAACGCAACGGGCGGCAACGCCGTAGTTATTGGAAGCCAGCTTGCACAATGAGCGCCGGACGCACTTTATTCCAAATCGCCTATGAGGTCTCGCCAATCATCCTGACAGGCGGGATAGCGAACCTCATCCCCGGTAACATGCTGCCGATTATCGCTCTCACGCAAGCGCCAAGCTTCGGCCTTGGGCTGCTGGAAGGGAATCTTGACCTTGACCCTGACTCCTTCTTTGCGCGCTTCATGCCGATTGCTGGCGGCACGCTAGTAAACAACCAAATTGCACAGTATCCGTTTGCGAACCAGACTGTGGCCGCCAATGCCATTGTGGCGCAGCCGAACACAATCTCCCTCGCCATGATCTGCCCGGTGCGCGAGAGCGGCGGCTATGCGGCAAAGCTGGCGACTATGACCGCATTGCAGGCCGCGCTTGAACAACATACTTCCAGCGGCGGCACTTTCACGGTGGTGACTCCTGCTTTCATCTACACAAATTGCATCCTAAAAACTCTGCGCGATGTGACGCCAGGGGATACGAAACAGAAGCAAATGGAATGGCAGTGGGACTTTGAAAAACCGCTTGTGGCGCTCGATACCGCGCAGCAGTTCGCAAGCTCGCTCATGTCGCGCATCAGCAATCAATTGCCGATTGACGGCCAGCCAACGTGGTCCGGCGTAGCTACTTCTGTTGGCAAGACCATCAGCAATGCAGTGGGAAGCGTGATCCCATCAGCGGGGAATCTGATCGGCTCTCTCACGGGCGGGGCTTCGTTCTCTGGCGAGGGGCTGTAATGGCAACGATTATCCCATTCAATCAATCGCCCACGGCCAACTTCCAGTTTGAGGCCACGTTTGACGGGAAAAGCTATATCGTCATCGTGACTTGGAACCTGTTCGGCCAAAGGTTCTACGTGAATATCTATGACACCACTGGCGTGCTTATCCTGTCTATGCCGATGATTGGATCGCCTGACACGAAGGATATTTCGCTGACCGCCGGATACTTCACCACCAAGCTTGTCTATCGAGTCAAGAGCAACAATTTTGAGGTGATCTGATGCGCTATTACCGCATCCGCATCACCAATCAGGATACTGGTGAGCTGATTAAAGAATTCACCAGCCTAAACACGCTCGGTCAGACCATCCCCGGCGCGCTGAACGTCGAATTTGATATCCCAGTCTTCCGCATGGCTGAGCCAGCAGGCGCGGCCTATGTAAAGGTCTGGGGCATATCCATTCAGGACATTGGGCAAGCGCTAGACCTGACCAATCGGAATATCGAAATCTATGCCGGCATGCAGAAGGGCCTGCCGCTGGCGAATCCGAAGCAATCAGGTCTGATTCTTCAAGGAACCATCCAGCAAGCTTTTGGCAACTGGCAGGCCATGGAGCAGTCTTTGGATTTGATCGTCAATGTGATCGGCGAGAGCGCAAGCGATCCGAAGAATATCACGCTCAATTGGCGAAAAGGGCAGGCGCTCGGTGATGCTGTAAAAGCGACATTGGCTATTGCCTTCCCAGCCTATACGGCACAGATAAGCACCACACAAAACCTCGTTCTTAACCAGGATGAGGTAGGCTATTACGAAAACATCACGCAGTTTGCCGACTATGTGAAGATCGTGAGCCAACACATCGTCAATGATCCCGCATATCAGGGAGTCGATATCCTTGTGAAGGATAAAACCTTCATTATCAGTGATGGATCAACCGCGAAGACGCCAAAAAATATTGAGTTCACAGACCTGATCGGGCAGCCTACATGGATTGCCTTCAGCAGCATAATTTTCAAATGCGTGATGCGTGCCGATATCAGTGTTGGCGACTACATTAAAATGCCACCAAGCCCGCAGATCACGACCGCGCAGAGCTATTCTCAATACCGCGATAAAGCGGCCTTCAATGGCGTTTTTGTGGTCAAGGAAGCGCGTCACATGGGGAACTTCCGCCAACCCGATGCCAATAGCTGGGTGACGACATTTGAGGCATACATAGCATGAGCAACAATGCGCAAAAAACGCCTCTCGCGCAATCACTTAACCGATTCGCTGAGCGCAAATGGAACGATGCTTTCCAGCTCTTGGGGAAGGCGTTGCCTTGTTCAGTTGTGTCGGTGAGCGGTGCAATCGTAACCGTGAAATTCGAGCTGATTTCCAAATTCACGTTGCCCACTGTGACTATTCCAATGATCGGGCCAGAGTATGTGCGCTACCCAATTAAAGCCGGGGATGCTGGTCTGGTGTTCCCTGCTGATGCGCGCCTATCCGGTGTGAGTGGCATTGGCGGCGGCGTGGCCGATCTGTCGATGCCTGCGAACCTGACGGCGCTTGTGTTTATGCCATGCTCGCGCAACGATTGGAGCACAGAGAGTGCGACCGCTGTCACAATCTATGGCCCAGATGGAGCTATTCTGAAGACGACCAATAGCAGTTCAAAGGTTGTCATCAGTCCATCAGGCATTGCTATGACCACGACCGGCAGTGCTACCATTGATGCGAGTGGAATAGGCCTAAAAGGCGGTAGTGGCGCACAGCGCGGAGTAGTCCAGGGCAATTGCGTTTGTGCCTTCACTGGCGCGCCGCACCCACAAATTTCAGCTTCAGTGACGGCCACAATATGACACTCAGCGCAACAAGGTTAGCGAGCAGCATAAAGACCGCCGTTGATGCGGTATCAGCTGTTCAAATTGTCGGGGCTGGATCGGTGGATGCATACCGCACGGCGCTCTATCAGGCCATCGCCACCGCAATCGTTAATGAGATAACAGGGAATGCTGTCGTCCACACGGTAGATAGTCGAGGCGACACTTGCAACAATGGTACGGTATCATGATTACTCAAAAAAGATTGCATGAAATATTTGAGTACGATCCAAGAACAGGTTATTTTAAAAATAAAATAAATAGGTCAGGAACATCAAGAATAGGTGACATTGTGTCGTGTATTGATCGCAAAGGTTATGTTAGATCACTGGTCGATGGGAAAAATTATTTCTTCCACAGGCTTGCGTGGCTGTACGTCTATGGAGAATATCCAACATGCCAAATAGATCATATAAACTGCATAAAAAATGACAATAGGATTGATAATCTAAGACTTGCAACGAATAGCCAAAATAAATGTAATAGTAAAGTTAGAAAAGATAGTCAATCAGGAATAAAAGGGGTAACAGAAGACAAGCGGACAGGAAGATGGAGGGCGCACATATGCCTTAATGGCAAGAGGACTTGGCTGGGATTCTTTGCCACCAAAGAAGAGGCGCATAAGGCTAGAATCGCGGCAAATTATATTCATGGAGAGTTTGCTAGGATTTAATATGCGTTCTTATGGAAGAATAACCCAGCCTGACGGCACCCTTTCGTGGGTTCAAGTGAATCCTGATGCAAACGGATTCGACGATCCTATTTGGCTGACCACGCTCGCCCAGTGCCTGAAGCTTTCCCTAAACGAATCGCCGTTCTACGCCAATTATGGGATTCCAGCCCAGCGCGCCGTGGTGCAGCAGATATTCCCTGACTTTTATGTGGCGCAAACGCAGTCGCAGTTTGCGCAATATTTCGCAAGCCTGATCGTGGCTAAAGTGCCTAACCCAGCACAGCCAGAATACAATATCAACGTTGTGACCCATCAGGGCGCAAAAATCGTAGCCACCGTGCCAGTATGACCCTACCTACCGTTATCACAGCAGCAGGCGTACAGCCAACTCCACCAGCCGATTTGCGGGCTGAACTCGTCGCGCTCATCACTGCGACGAATCCCGGGTTTACCGCTGATCTTCCTGCCTCGCTGGTTGAGGATATCGTCAGCACCGACACCGGCGCATTGGTGGTGATCGACTCGGCAAAAGTCGATTTGATTAACTCCATGACGCCATATGGGGCCAATGAACAACTTCTGATCCAGCTTGGCAATGTGTACGGTACTACGCTGGGCGAGGCGACCAATACCAGTGGTTATTGTGTTTTCAGCGGCCCAATTGGGTTCCTGATTGCTAAGGGCTTCACGGTATCGGATGGCACCTATCAATATGTGGTGCAGGATGGTGGAATTATTGGCGGCGGTGGCGCAACCATTCCACTTTATGTGGTGGCCTCGCAATCTGGCTCCTGGTCTGTCCCAGCCAATACCATTACACAGCTTGTCACTTCCGTGCCGCTTCCATATGTCGTCACAGTTACGAATCCGCTTGCAGGACTACCCGGCAATGCGGATGGGGAAAGTTATGAGTCATTCCGTGCGCGCACGCTGGATGCCGGACTGGCGGCCTCCATGGGCATGGCGAGCTACCTGAAAACCCTGCTTAAAAACGTGAATGGTGTACAGCAAAACCTTGTCGCCGTCCAACAGCAATCGCCGGGGTGGAAAGTGATTTGCGGCGGCGGTGATCCGTATCAAGTAGCCTATGCCATTTTCACGGCGCTGTTTGACATTACCAGCTTGGTTGGATCGCTCACGACTGGGCGAAACATCACGGTATCCATCAACGATTTCCCTGATACTTATCAGGTGGTTTACGTCAATCCACCACAAGAGGTGGTGACGATGAATATCGGCTGGCGTTCGACATCGCCAAATTATGTCGATCCGGCGACTGTCGCAGCTCTTGTGCAAACGGCAGAGGCAGCCTATGTGAATGCGCTCATCGTCGGCCAGCCCATGAACCTATTGCAGATCAAAGACGCTTTCCTGCAATCGTTGCCTACAGCAATCCCGCAATCGTCCATCTCGATACTGAATATCGATGTGTATATCAATGGCGTGCTGACGCCGCCAGCGAGCGGAACCGGGATTATCAGTGGAGATGCCGAATCGTATTTTTATGCGGTTGCAGCAGGAATTACCGTCACTCCGGTGTAATCGATGCTGACCTCTATCATTCCAAGCTACCTGTACCTCCAGTACAAAGATGATGCTGATTTACAGGCTAGCGTTGACGCCTATAACACACTGGCGCAGGAGTATATGGACTGGTTCACGCAAGCGAACCTACCTGACTATACCGGGCCAGTCATCACCGACACATTACTTGATTGGGTGGCTCAAGGCCTGTATGGCATCAAGCGCCCTGCATTAATGGGCAATGCACTCGTTACCGATGATATTTTCAAGCGCGTCATATCCTGGCACTTCTTTAAAGCTGACGGCAAGGTATTCGATGTGCGCTGGCTGAAACGCCGCCTTCAACGGTTCCTAATGGGAACAAATGGAACCGGAAAAGGAATCAATCAGACATACCAAATCAGCGTGCGATTTGCAGGCTCGCGTGTGGTCAATATCAATATCTTCACCGGCATTGGCTATGTTCAGGGCGGCGCAATGTTCAACACCGGCCAGTTCAACACATGGGAACTGAACGATATAAAGCTCATCATTCGCGAATATGTTGATACCACGCTTGCGCCGATCTTGCAGGCGGCGATAAATGCTGGCGTTGTAGAATTGCCCTTCGAATATTCATACAATGTGAGCATT